AATTGTAAACTGCTTGTTTAAGAGTTCTCGGGTTGTGTCCACGAGCGGTTATTATCGCAAAAATCGAACCATTGTTTACCGCTTCTACAAAATCCTTCCATGCAGGACCAGGTTTAGCTTTCATTGCATCAATCAAAAATTGTTTGTCACCATCCACTCTGAAATCTTTGAAGGCGTTTGGAGCAAAATCAACGATTGTACTCCCTTTGTATTTTAAAGGTCCTTTACCTATTTTACTCCTATATTCAGCAAAATCTTCAGTACTCATTCCAACCTCATTACCATCATCATCTAACAAATAGATTTCTGTTGGCATATGGACAATGTTGTCATCCCAATCGAATGCGTAATACTTTAAGTCTGGTGTCCCCTCGGGTTTTATTCCCTCTCGTAATATTTTTTTCATTAGGTAATAAAAAAGTGGGGGGTTTTGGACCCCCCGTTTTTATTATATATTTTCAAACGAAGCACCTGTTGGTGTGATAAAGAACTCAATATCTATGAACTCCAAAGCCTTCGTTGGTTTAAGGTAAATTTTACCTGTGAGAGTGTTTCTGTCCAAGTCTTCAGGTGAAGAAGAAACAGTAACACGGAAGTCATATAAACCTCTATCTCTTCTGATTGAGTCAAGTATAGGGTTTACACTATCCAAGAATTGTTGTCTTACGATTTGGTCGTTTTGTTCAAATAACAATCTCACTGCTACAGCTGAAATCAACTTACGAGCTTGTAACAACAATCTTCTTACATTCAATCTGTTCAAAGCTGTGTCAGCAACTTGGAGGGTTTTATTACCCCAAATTACAGTTCCTACGTCAGCGAATGTCGCAATTGGGTTGATTCTACCTTGATAAAGTGTATCTCTATCTTGTTGAGTAAGTTTTACTCTCGCCTTGATTGAGTTTACTAAACCTCTTGTGTAACCAGCCGATGCAAACCATGGGAAAGAAATGTTATCTGTAAGAGCTAAGTTTCTACATACTTCACCTGTTGGTGGGATATAGATTTGTGTATTATTCACAGTATCTCTTACTAAAATCCATGGATAATAAGTTGCGGTGTAGTTAGAATCAATACCTGTATTATCAAGATTGTCTACCGCTGTTTGTGGGTAAATGATTTGATTTTGGTCTGTTGAATCTGGTAGTAACATGTTATAGTCAGGGGTAGTGACAATGTAAATTGAGTCAGCTCTTTGGAACTGAATCATATCTATTGCTGCTTCTACAAGAGTTTGGTTATAAACGTAATCGATACTTGCAGTTGCAAAAACATTTATATTTGTAGATTCTGGATTTGCAAAAGTAAGAATACCAAGAAGATATGCGTAATAGTCTGTATTTGCAAATGACTGACTGTCAGCATCAACGGTGATATTTTTGAAAGTACCGAAACCAGTTGCTGTTGGATATCTTGCCGAAGTACAAGCTCCTGCCAAGTAACCAGTACCACCTAAAGCGAATCTATCTTCATTAGTCCTTCTTTCTTCATAGATGTCCCAACCGTCAAAACCACCCGCCATACAAAGTGTGAACTTTCTAGAGTAAATAAAATAATATGGATTATCCTGACTACTTGGATTAGAAGTGAAATCAGCAACACCACATTCGAATGCTGTTTGACCACTTGTTGTGAACTCATTACCAATAGTCACCACCGTAGCACCTGAGTCCAAGTGGAAACCTTTAGTTAAACCGTTCCAAGGTGCCGATTCAGTTGCGGTACAAAAACCAACAACAGGATTCTTTTGACCTAAGTATTGCAAGAACGCATCCTCAATAGTAAATAAGTAAGAGGATGACATACCGAGATAAGTTCTACGAACAACGTCACCAGGAGAAGTAACCGTATTTGCACCACCTGCAGCAGAACCAAAAGGTGGGTCAAGAACTACCTCTTGAGGGAAATTGTATTTTGTCTTATAGAAAATCATTGGTGCTTGAACCGCTGTACTTCCATAGATTCTTTGAGAATAACCATTGAATCCACAAGGAAGTGCGTCTACTGGAGCATTCTCAGCCATTTCAACCATAATATATCTTGAAATCAATGCGTATTCCCCATCCTGAGAACCAATTTTTTTAGCGATAAAATTATTACTTGCTGGGTCTAAAACGCAGTTTTGGAATTTTTCAATTACGATAGGATTAGCATCTGTATCAAAAAACTGTCTTACCAAAACATCAAAAGTCATGTTGTCAAAAGAAAGATTTGCAATTGAAATCTTCACCTCTGTGTTAGCCGCATCACCATCTGAAATCGAAATAAATCTAAATAAGTTATAAACCTTATTACCTCTAAGTTCTGAAACTAAGAAAGGTGATTTTGGTGATTGATATCTTTGTAATTTCCAAGCAATAGAATCTGAAGCCAAACTTCTAGCCGAGTCCAAAGCAACCATATTACAATTTAAGCCACGGATATAACTTTGGTTGTAAGCATATTCTAAAGAACCTGCATACAACTCTTCAACAAAAATAGGAGTCTCAAATCTTGGTTTATCAAAGTTACTCACTCCTAAAACTTTTGTGATAAATTGTGATGAGGTAGTAAGTAATGAATTCTCAAATGAAAATGTATTACCATCTCTTGTTACACCACTAAGTAAGAAAGTTGCAAATGGGTCTTGTGTGACACCTGAATATTGATTTGTACAAATCATATCTAAGTCTGTCGAACCTGTAACTTCGTATATTGGACCATGATTTGGACCTGAATTATTTGTATATAAAGAAATACCTCTCGACCTCAAGGTTGCAACAACCATGTTATTATAATCAGGATAAGCAGTACCCGAGAAATTATATATGTTTCCTGAAACAGAACCTGTAAAGGTACCTGAACCAATATCCTGTATATCATTTATGTAGAAATCCCAAGAATAACCATCATAAGAATTATTAGCTCCTGGGTCAAATGTTGCATAGAACCATGTATCATTATCTGATGAACTTAGGTCATTAAATGCTAAATTCAAATTATTTACCCCGAACGCATTATTAGTATTACTATAAGTTGATGTGATACTATTATAATCTGCATCAGGTACAGAACCATAAAAATAAGATGATGTTGCACTCAAAGTGTTATCACCTAAGACTTGTTGTATATAGTTGTCTAAACTCGCTTGGTAAGTGGAAGTGTTTCCATTAGATAAGATATATTGAGTTGTAAAATCATTTGATACTTCTGTAGGGAAGGTGTTACCCCAAACAGTCACGGTAGCCGTTGTTGCTGTAAATGTATTTGTAAACGAAGTCGTACCGGTTGAGTCAACGGTTGTAGGGTCTACGTTTGCAATAGTTGTGATTGACCAAGAAGGACCCGCGTCATAACCTGATAATCCCAATACCCTTGTAACAAAAAGTTGATTTGATTGTTGTAAGTAAGATTTGGCTATATAAGCAGCTTCATACTTTGGTATCTGAGTGTTTACAAATTTTACCGGTTCAGTGCCACCGAAATAGGCTTGGAACTCGTCGTAATTTGTAATGAAGATGGGTTCAAATGCTGGACCTTTTATTGTCTCTCCTACGAGACCTAATGTTGTTACCCCCACACTCTGAGCTACGAACGATAAGTCGGTCTCAGAAGTGTAGACACCAGGTGACACATATACTTTTTGATTTACTTGTGCTGTTGCCATTATTAAATTATTCTATTGCAGATTTATTTTACTGATAAATATTCTAATAATTATGAAAAAACTTTGATTTATAATATCTATTTGATAGTAGGCAGAATAAATTCTACCTTTTTTCTACCATGAAAAAGAAACGAGAAATAAAGAATATCAAAATAGACCCTGCTGTCCACGATTTACTAAAAACCTATTGTGAAAAAAGGGGAATAAAAATTTATAAGTTTTTGGAAAACTTGATAATAGAAAAGTGTAAAGAAAAGAAAGATATATACGGAGAGAATTAAAATAGACTGTTTTCCAAACCTATAACAGCATCTTTAGTATTATCAAGTTTTACAACAATTACTTCCAGTATATCTTGGTTGGTTACCTGAATCAAAGGAACGTTCGTTCCATAAAAATCACCATTTATATAAACATCGTAAGAGTCAACGTTCGTGAGATTTATAATTTTCATGTCCGCGGTGAAATAAATTTTATCGGTCAAAGTTGTATTACCCACAACAAACAAAAGTTCAGATGGGAATGATTGTGGTGACTTTGGCCAAACTTCTCTTCTCCTACCAAGATTACTACCATCAATTTCAAAAACCTGAGCCATTCTTTGTATGGCGGGTTTGACTTGGAATTCTTCTTCGTCTATCAAATATCCTAACATAATGAACTCATATGATTGAATATAAAATTTTCTAGAATCAATATTGAGTTGAGACTCATCCGAAATATTTTGCATGATTATTGGAACGTATTGTCCTTTTATAAAAGTGTAGGCTTGTCTTGATGCGAAAGTCTGTAATACATTTTTATTTAACTGATTCAGCTCCCTCATTCTATTACAAATTATTTTCACAGAATAAGTAACATCTACAGGAACGGGTTGTGGGATTGTGTATATATCCATACCCTGCATGTTTCCATCCCAAGTGGGAACTGACGCATAATAAAATTGTTTTCTATTC